TTTCTCCTAGTTTTGCATTTTACCATCTGACCATTTAGCCTCAGGAAGTCCGTTAGTATAAGTTTTACCATCAAATGTTAATACTTGTTTTCTGTTGCTTCCCTCTGCAAAGCTACAATGAACCCAACCTGAGTTAGGGTCTTTATCTTCTGCTTTCCAAAACTCTAATATAAGTTGGTCAAAATTACAATTATTTTGAATCCATAAAGCTACTTGCAGATTAGACACACCAGCTATCTCAAAATCTACTGCCTGTCCTTTTGCGTGTTGAGATGTAGATTTGCTTCCTATTGCTTCGCATAGTTCAGGGCTTCTATAACCTGAAGTGATAATTATTGGTTTTTCAAACTTTGCTCGTACAGGCTCTAATACTTCATAACATAAATCAGTTAAATTTTTTATTTCTCCTGACCCAGCTTTATTAGATATACCTTTTCTTGTAGCTGTTTGAGATTTTTCCATCTCTGATAATGTAAAATGTTTTGATAATTGCATAATTAATTCCTATCTTGCGTTGTTGGGTACACCATTAGAATTTACAAATGGATTTTCTGCAAATGCCATGTAGATGTAAGATGCACCTGATGTATTATAATTATTTCCATTTTGTCTTATCTTGATACCATTACTTACAAAATCATACTCTGCATAATAAGATGACTCTGCATCACTTGTATTTGCCTCTAGTCTATAACCTACTGGATTATAACTATCTCTTTTATTATCTCTTAGTTCCCAATCGTACCCAGCATTAGTAATATTTTTAACAAGAAAAAAAGCTGGTTGAAATCCGAGATAAATAAATGTTCCATCTGCATTTCCATTTCCTGTGTAGCTTCCAAATTTTGAGTAGCCTTTTTTCTCTGCGAAACAGTAGGCTATATAAGTATCTGTGCCATTATTAGTATCTGCATCATTTCCAATTGTAAATACTGATGATGATGGCAAAGTATCATTCATAAAATTAGTTTGTGTGGTTGATACAGCATTTGTACCATTCAAAACTAATCTACTTCTTGCATTAAATTCTTGATGCCATACAATCCAACCTTGTCCTATACTTCTTCCTTTAAAAATTATCCAATCTGGTTTAACACCTAACCCATGACCAACAGTGCTAACAGTACCACTATTAGCTGTAAAAGACACAATAGAAAATCCAGCAGTAGTATTCGCAGAAACAGTTGATTGAATACTGCCACCAAAATTTGATGAACCAAATGTTGAGTTTGTGTTTGCTTGTCCACCCATACCTGAATGTGATGAGCAATAATAATAAAGAGTTGCAGTACCACTAGCAACTGTGATTACAGTTTTTGCACCAGCACTTCCTGGAGTTCCTGTTGTTGTGACATTTGTAGTAAATTCACTTCCCCCACCATGAGTTCCATCTGATGTTGTAGAAAATCTTAATGGATGTCCTGAATTTGAACTATCGGATTGATCGAATGTGTAAGTACCACCCTCTTGTAAATCTAAGGTTACAGCACTTGTACCAAAATCATCAAATCTATATTTGTTTCCTGAATCTGAAACTACTTTTACTGAGTATGTTATGGCTGGTGCTGTTCCACCAGCTAACCAATTCCATGAGGCATAAGTACCAGATGAACCATTATAATTACCAGCATCTCCTAAAGTAAATCCATCACTATCAAAACTTTGTAAACCCTCTGAAGCAGTAGCTTCTGCGTTAGAATTATTACTTTTTAATCTGTTAGTAGCAGATCTAATTGAATCATGTAAAGCATGATCTCCAGCACCACCTCTATTTTTTATCCAGACCCAATCAGGCTGGAATCCCACGCCTGAGATTGCATGACCACTTGAACCATTACCAGTATAAAGTTTTGTATTAAAATAAATTGTTGGGTCGTCTATAGTTGTATAAGGCATTATCCAAACTCCGCTAAGTTTTTAGTGCATAAGCTATAATATCCTGATGGTACAGAATATTCAAAGTTTCCATAGCCATTACCATCACTATTTCCTGATGAAATACTAAATGACGGAGAGCCAAAGTTCATTGTAAGTGTTGTACCTGATCCTGAATTATTATCTACTGAAGCTGCTATTAAATAACCATCTGATGAAGTTGGTAAAGTAATACCATTACTTCCTGATGATGGATTTTGAGTGCCACTATAATTTACATAAGTGCCGTTTCTGTGAAAATAAATTTTACCATTATCAACATCTATAGCCATACCTATTATATCTCCATTTGAAAATGAAGTTGGTGTGGTTATAATACTACTGCCATCTTTTCTTATTTTTGATTGACCAGATCTATAATCAAGATTCCAAAGAATAGTATCTGTATTTGTTTCAAAATAACCAAGTGTATGATTAGCATAAGAAGAAGTTGCTATTGCAAAAAATTCTGCATAACCACTTCCTAATGAATCTATTTTACATTCTATATAATATTTTCCTGATGTGCTTGTTGATATTGTAGATGCACTTGCACCAGCACCTGAGCCAGTACCATCTATTTGTAAATTACCCTCTTTAAAATTTTGAGAAGTTCCTCTTGTATTTGTTAAAGGATTCAATGTTGCAAAATTATTTGTGCAAGTATCAGTAGATTGATCTACACTTGTTAAATTATTTACAGTAAAGTTATTAGAGTTTCCTGATACATCTTTTCCTAAAGCTGAACTATCCTCAAAATCTAAATAAAATCCATTATTTCCAAATGTTAATCCTGATACATCTATTGGCTTCCATACATTAGGACTATCAGAATCAAACTCTCCAAATGAGGTAGGGTCTAGTGATTGACCATCACAATAAACAAATTCACAAATATAACCATCTATATAAGAACTTCCTGCTGGATAACCTGATCCTAATAAATTTTTATTTGTTTGACCACCTTCAAATATTTTTAAATCATCATTTTGTGATGGATAATCTGTCTGAGCAAAACTTGTTTCTTGGACTCCATTGATATATACTCTTACCCTGTCTGTGCTTGTTGATTGTGTTGTGTCAATTCTTATAACGATATGATACCACGCAGACACATCTCTTAATTTTCTATTTGTTTTTAATTGAATATGGGTTCCAGAATTATCATTATCTACTATTCTTAATTCATCTGTGTTTGTTAATTGTATATATCCTCTATTATTGTCATTCTCTACTTCGTTTGAATATATTTGACGATTTACTGTAATTTGACTTAATTTAATCCAAAAACTAAATGTGCCTATTCTTAAACTTGATTGACTACCTAATGACCTTACTAAATAATCTGAACTCCCATCATTAAACCTTAATGAGTTAGCTACATCATAGCCTGTATCTTTTATGGAGTTAGTTCCAAGTATAAGTGGCATTAGACAACCTCTTTAGGAAATTCTGCTAGTGGTCTTTCAATTACAGGGTTTTCTTCTGTTCCTATATTTACATATTCATAAAGTGTTTTTAATTCATCAACATTAGTACAAGCATCTATTTGAGATTCCATTTCATTTGATTTTGCTCGAACATCTGATCTAAATGTTGTGATATTTTCAGGAACATTATAATCTGACACTTCTGTTGCTTTTATAACATACCAATCTGTTGGTGCTAATAATCCTGATGCTTGTTGTTTTACAATTCTTTTTTTCTCTGTTTTTAAACCATAATTAATTACTTGGTTGCCATCATCATCTAAAATATTTTCTCCATCTTCATCTACTGCATCTTCATCTTCTAATCTTTTTGGTGTAGCAGTTCCCCAAGATTCAGTGACTTGACCATCTGCAAATGTATAAGATGAATCTGTATTGATGTAATATGCTGGGTCTTTGTAGTTTGTTTTATCAACTACTATTTCATAAATACCTATTGCTTCTTTTTCTGATTGAGACCATAATTCAAAAATTTTAGCTGGGTATCTTACATCTCCTATCACAATTGATTTAGGAAAATTTACATATTGTGTTATTTGATTATCTTCTACTATTGCATACATATTTTAACTTTCACTTAAATTTAATGTTCTTCCGACTTCTTGCCAAACTGAA